GTTAGGTTCCGCCGCGTTCGGTTTGGCTTGGTATCAGGCCAAACAATTCTTGCCACTATTGAGAATCCTCCCCCGGCTGGTCGCTGCCTGCTATGCACTTGCGCAAGATCAGCGCCAATCTTGCGTAGATTTCTTGCATGGATCCACTGAATTGGTCGGCAGCTGCGGCGATTGTCGGGAAATCTCGGCAAGCGGTCTGCGACCTCGTGAAACGGGGGGTATTGACTGATTGCGTGGTGCGCGATCCAAATGGCAGGGCGATCGGCGTCAAGGATGCGGCGTCGTTCACCGAGGAGTACGCGGCCAAGGTCAGGCCTCGCGCTGGTGGCGGTGGCAAGGAGGCCGGCCGTGTAGCCGCCCGTAGCAGGCGCTCAAAGCCGGCTTTGGTCTCAGCAGCTGAGCGCGCTCCACAGCAGCATCGCCCAGCTGATCGTCCGCGCACCACCAATGCCGAGGTGCCGGACTACAACGAAAGCCGAGCAAAGACGGAATACGAAAAGAGCCTGCTGCTGGAGATCGAGCGCCGGCAGAAAGAGGGCCAGTTAGTGGAGCGTGAAAGCGTGGTGAACACTTGGGCCCAGCTGATCAACAGCGCCAAGACCAAGTTGTTGGGCGTCAGGACAGCGTGCCGCCAGCGCATCCCGCACCTGACCGCAGAGGAAGCGGAGATCATTGATGCCCTGATCAGGGACGCGATGGAAGGGCTGGCGGAGGATGCCGGCTGCCCTGCGCAGGTGCAGCTGTGAGCGCGATCGATCTGCCGCTGCTGCGGGCCGGTGCGGCGATGTGGCGGCCACCACGGAAACTCAGGCTGAGCGAGTGGGCCGATGAGTACGCCATGCTCAGCGCCGAGAGCTCGGCGGAGGCCGGCCGCTGGCACTCGTTGCCGTATCAGCGTGCGGTGATGGATGCGTTTACCGATCCAACCGTGGAGATGGTGGTCTGGCAGAAATCGGCGCGGGTGGGCGCCACCAAGATCTTCAACCATGTGATCGGCTACCACACGCACCAGGACCCCTGCCCGGTGATGATCGTGCAGCCAACGGTGGAGGACGCCGAGGGCTACAGCAAGGATGAGGTTGCCCCGATGCTGCGCGATACGCCTGTATTGCAGCCGCTGATCGTTGACCCGAAACAGAAAGACGGCAGCAACACCATCCTGCTAAAGCAGTTCAAGAACGGCGCCGCGCTGCAGATGGTGGGGGCCAACAGCGCTAGGGGGTTTCGCCGCGTCAGCCGGCGCATTGTGCTGTTCGATGAGGTGGACGGATATCCGGCCAGCACGCCCGAGGGCGATCAGATCAAGCTGGGCATTAAGCGATCGGAGTATTTTTGGAATCGAAAGATTGGGCTGATCAGCACGCCAACCCTGAAAGGGTTTAGCCGAATCGAGAAGTGGTTTGAGCTGTCGGATCAGCGGCGGTATTTCGTGCCCTGCCCGCACTGTGACCACTACCAGGTGCTGCGGTGGACTCAGATGAAGTGGGAGAAGGATGCCGACGGCAACGGGCTACCGGAAACGGCGGCCTACGAATGCGAGAACTGCCAGCAGCTGATCCCGCACAGCAAGAAGCGATGGATGGTGGAGCGGGGTGAGTGGCGGGCCACAGCGGAAAGCAAGCGTCCTGGGCTGGCGGGATTCCATATCTGGGCGGCCTACAGCTACAGCCCGAACGCCAGCTGGGCCCAGCTGGTTCAGGAGTTCTTGGAGGTGAAGAGCGACCGCACGCAGCTGCAGACCTTTGTCAACACGCTGCTGGGCGAGACGTTCGAGGATGACTACGCCGCTGCTCTGAGCGCCACAGGGCTGGCTGCACGCCGCGAGGAATACCCACCGGGGCACTGCCCTGCTGGCGTGTTGCTGCTGACTGCTGGCGTGGACGTGCAGGACAACCGTTTAGCGGTGAGCGTGTGGGGCTGGGGCGCCGGTGAAGAGGCGTGGCTGGTGTGGCACCAAGAGATCATGGGCGACCCTACGCAGTCCAAGGTATGGGATCAGCTTGATGCCGTGCTGGACACTGCCTGGCCTGTGGAGGGTGGCGGAGAGCTCAGGCTGGCGCAAGTGGCGATCGACTCAGGCGGCCACGCAACCCATGAGGTGTACCAGTACGCCAGGGAGCGCCGAGATCGATACGTGGTGGCGATCAAGGGCAGCAGCCGCCGCAGTCAGCAGCCCGTCAACAAGGGGACGCCGCAGGATGTGAACTGGAAGGGCAAGACAATTAAGCGCGGCGTGGTGCTGTATCAAGTGGGCACCGACACGGTGAAGACCACGCTGTTTGGCCGGCTGCGGCACAACAAGCCAGGGCCTGGCTATGTGCACTTCGGCCTATCGGGTGATGACGAATGGTGCAGCCAAGTGACCAGCGAAAAGCAGCAGCTGCGCTACGTGAAGGGATTCCCGGTGCGCGAATGGGTCAAGAGCCCGAGCGCACGGAATGAGGCGCTGGATTGCATGGTGTACGCCTATGCGGCGCTGCAGCTGGCGTCGAGGCGCTATGCGAAGGCGAGCATGTGGGAGAAGCTGGCCGCGCAGCTGCAGGCATCAAGGGATCTGGCGGCGTCAGTAGCCTTAGACCAGCAGCCCGCGCCGCGCCGGGCCCGATCCTTCAAGGTGATCTAAGGCGCGTCAGCAGGCCTTGCGAGGTCAGGTATCGCCCGCAGGCCCGCCTCGATGAAGAACGCCCCCATGGCGGAGACGGTGCGACCCTCCGCCTTGGCGCGGGCCCTAAGGGCCTCGACGGTGGGCACCGGCAGAACGACCTGGACCCTGATTCCTTGCGCCATGCTCTGATCGTGGTATAGTTTGATCCAACAGCAGCCTAGCGGCCGCTGACACCTCGCCCGGTCCAGAACCGGCTTTACCATGCTTGAACACTCCTAGCGGCTACTACCTGTCTCGCCAGTGGCGGCAGCGCAGGCAGCAACGCCTTGAGATCGACGGCCACCAGTGCCAAGGGTGCGGCATCACTGCTGCGCAGTTGGCTGAGCTGGGCTGGCCTGTGCTTCAGGTTCATCACAAGAACGCTGGCCCACCGAACTACACGTACCCGTCATTCGGCAACGAGCAAATGTCAGACCTGCTGACGCTGTGCTCCGAGTGCCATGACGGCATCACCAATTCAGTTCGGCGCCAACGATTCAAGCTGGACCCCAAAAAGCAAGTCGATCCGGTTCACATTGCCCCGCCTTCACTTTCTGTTCCAACAACTTCACGGAGACAAAATGTCCAGCCTTCCTTCTGTTCAGATTCGACTGCAAGGCGTGAGCCCACTGTTGTGCCACAACGGTCAGACCGCCGATCCGCGAAATACTTACGCGAAGGCGATGAAAGCAGTCAGCAGCAAGCGCAAGAAGACCGACGCTGATTACGACGAGCTGGCCCGGCTTGAATGGCTTGCTGGCCTATATCGCATCGACGGCGACTTGGTGATCCCTGATTACGTGATTGAAAGCACGATGATCGGCGGCGCCAAAAAGTCAAAGCGCGGCCCTCAAGCGAAGTGCGGCCTGTTCTTCACTGAGCACGCTTCACTGCAGTTTGACGGCAAACCTGAGATCATCACCGATGAAACGCTTTCGGAAATGTTTGCCAGTGGCGACTTCACCCACACGATTGGCGTCAAGGTAGGCATGGCCAAGGTGATGCGCACCCGCCCCGTGTTCCGCAACTGGAACATCACTGCCTTGGCTCAGTACGACCCCGACGTGCTCAACATGCGGGACGTTGAAGAGATCGCCATCGACGCCGGCAAGCTGGTGGGGATTGGCGATTGGCGGCCTAAGCATGGCCGGTTTGATGCTGAGGTGATACCTGTCGCCGAGCAACTAGATCGACTGCTGGCGGAGGTGGCCTGATGCGCTGGCATCCGGTGACGGTGTAAGTCCCAGCAAGGCCTGGCGGGGTTCGGTCAGGCGGAGCCCGGCATGGTCAGGTCAGGCAGGGCGAGGCATGGCGCGGCAAGGGCTGCGATGGCAGCACGGAGGGCCTACGGGCCTTCCCTGCCGCCTTCATTGGCGGATGAGGCGCGGCGAGGCCTGGCTAGGTCAGGCGGGGCGATGTCAAGCTCGGCAGGGCTGGGCATGGTGTGGGCCACAGACGGTGGCACGGAGGCTCCGGCCTCCCTGCCACCCTCACAAGGGGTGGGCAAGGCCAGGCGCAGCGGGGTACGTTGTGGCGGGGCGAGCCCATGCGAGGCATGGCCGGGCCTGGCAAGGGCTGCAGACAGCAGCACGGAGCTTCTGCGGAGGCTCCCTGCTGCTCTCTTTTGAGGGCAGACGCGGCACCCTGGGGCGCGGCTGGGCGATGCTAGGCCAGGCATGGCGTGGCAGGGACTGGCGTGGCAAGGCGAGGGCCGCTTCCGGCGGCAAGGCAAGGCGGGGCAACCCGCCTTTTCCTGTTCTCCCTAGTCTTGAGTCAGGATCTAGACAGGCTGCCGACACTGATCAATGACCCAGCCGCTGCAGATCTACCAAGGCGATCAGGTCACCTGGCTTGAGCCTGCGCCTGATGACGCTACGGCCGTGGTCGCATGGCTCCGCGCCGCTGCAGCCGGCGCCGGCGTCGAGGCCCCGGCGACGCTGACGGATGACGGCTGGCGCGTCACGCTGACCACGGCCACCACCGCTGCGATGGCATCGGGCGACTGGACTGTGCAGGTGGTGGCCACGGTTGACGGCGTGCCGCACACTCTGCGCCGCGGCAGCCTGACCGTCCGCAAGACTTTGGCCTTCAGCGGAACGTCTGGCGCGTTCGACGATCGCAGTCAGGCCGAGAAAGATTTGGCTGCTGCCGAGGAAGCCATTCGGGCCTTGGTCGGTGGTGCGGTTGAGTATCAGATCGGCAGCCTCGGCTCCGGCGGCAGGAAAGTTCGCCGGGTGGACCTGCCCGATCTAATCATGTGGCGCGACCGCCTCAAGGCCGAGGTCGCCCGTGAGAAACGCGCCGAGATGATCGCGCAAGGCCTCGGCGATCCGCGCCGGCTCTATGTGCGGTTTCAGGGGGTGAGCTGATGGGTGTTCGATCCTGGCTGCAGCGGCAGATCCTGACCACCCGGCACGGCCGGCAGCAGGGCCAGCGGATGTTTGAGGGCGCCCGGCGTAACCGGCTGCTCCACGACTTGGTGGCGCCAACCACCTCCGCCGATGCCGAGCTGCGCGTCAGCCTGGCGGTGCTGCGCGACCGCTGCCATCAGCTGGTCAGGGACAACCCCTATGCCCGCCAGGCCAAGCGGACCACGCAGATCAACGTGGTCGGCCCTCGCGGGATCCAGATGCAGGGGCAGGTGATGCGCCCTAACGGCACGGAAAAGGACGTGCGCCGGAATCGGCTGCTGGAGGAAGCATGGCGCCGCTGGTGCCGACCGGATACCTGCGACGTGGCGGGCCGGCTGTCGTTCCACGGCTTTGAGATGATGATCGCAGGCAGCCTGCCGGAGTCGGGCGAGTGCCTGATCAGGATCGTGCGGCAGCCGATGGGGCAGGGCCGCACCCCGCTGGCGCTGGAGCTGATCGAGGCGCACCAGCTCGATGAGGACAAGAGCGGGGTATCAGATCGCGCTGGCCACGAATGGCGGCTGGGCGTCGAGATCAACGAATGGGGCCGCCCCACCCGGTACGCCATCCTGACCCGCCACCCTGGTGATGTGGAGCTCGGCCTGAACCGCCGTGGCGTAGAGCGGAAGCACGTCCTAGTGCCGGCGGCGGACATGATCCATGTGTTCCTGCCGGAGCGGATCGGGCAGAACCGGGGCGTGCCGTGGCTGGCGTCGGTGATCACAACTGTCCATGGGCTTTCTGAATACGAAAAGGCTCACCTGGTACGGAAGCGCGTCCAAGCGGCAGCTCTGGGATGGATCCGCACCCCAGACGGTGAGTTGCAGGGTGATGAGGTCCAGAACGGCCAGCAGCTGTTCAACACTGAGCCCGGCAGCTGGAACATCCTCGACCCCGGCCAGGAACCGGTACCGCCGAACTTCGGACCTGACGACGGCCAGTACAGTCATGTAGTAAAGAACCTTACGAGGCGGTTTGCGGCTGGGTTTGGGTGTAGTTACGCGACCATTAGCAAGGATTTCAGCGACACGAACTACAGCAGCATGCGCACCAGCGTGCTGGAGGATCGCGACCACTGGCGGGTAGTGCAGAGCGCAATCATTGAGGTGTTCCACCAGCGCGTATTTGAAGAGTGGCTACGCGCTGCAATGCTGGCGGGTGAGTTGCCGTCGCCAGCTTTTAATGACTATTGGACCAGGCCAGAAAGGTATAACGCTCCACGCTGGCAGGCTAGATCATGGGACTGGGTGGACCCAGTTAAGGATGTTTCCGCCATGGAAAAAGCCAAGGCGATGCTATTGAAATCTCACAGCGAGCTGATAACTGAATACAGCGGCGAGCAGTTTGAGCAGGTGATGGCGCAAATCGCCATGGAAAACGAGCTGAAAGAATCACTGGGCCTGATGCCCACCGTGGAGCAACCGCCTGAGCCCGTGGTGCAACCGCCTGAGCCGGAAGAGGACGACGACGCCCCAGAAGATGTAGAATAGGTGTGCCCCGGCGCTGTGTCACCAGCCCGAGGCGTGACCAACCTGAAAGGACAGGCCGATGGCATCAGTATCGCAGAGCAGCCGTCAGAAGCGTCGACCGTGGACAGCGCAAGACCAAGTAACCGCCGAAGTCATGGCGGCGTGTGGCATAAAATGCAAGGCGATTGCTCGGTATATGGGCCGATCAGACGGCACCATTTCAGCGCACCTAATCCAAGGTGAAACAGAAAAAATCTTTGAGCGCAACAAGCGATACTATTACGACAATTTACATGAAGAGCGCCAACGAAGGCGCCGCTACTATCAATCGAACATCAAGATTGAACGCGAACGCGCTCGGCTCCGTTACAGAGCCAATCCTGAAATAGAGCGAGAAAGAACCCGTCGATGGCAAAGAGAAAATCCAGAAAAAGCATTTGAGCTTCGGCGCCGCGTGTATCAGAACAATCCTGGAGCTGCTCGGGAAAAGTGCCGTCGGCGTCGCGAATGGAGGAGGTCATCCCGCCGCGCCGCCCTCCACCCCGTCACCCGCGCTCAAATCGACGCTCGCTTCGCCATCTGGGACAACCGCTGCGCATTCTGTGGAGTGGATGCCAGCCACGAACGAAACCACGGCCGCGAACGCCTCACGGTTGAACACGTGTTGGCCCTGACCAAGGGCGGGCTTGACGAGGCGAGCAACATCATTCCCGCCTGCACCGCTTGCAACTCCAGCAAGCACAACTCACCGGTTGAGGATTGGTACCGGCAGCAACCGTGGTTCACAGAGGCTCGCTGGCGCAAGATCCAGCGCCATTGCCCCGCCGCCGTGGTGGGCCAACTACCTCTGGCGCTGGCGGCGTAGGCCGTCTTTAACCTGAGACCAGCGACTATCCGGCTTTGGATCTCACGAAACTCAAAGGCCCCCAGCGGCGAGAGCTGCCGATGGGTCTCCAGATTGAAGAGAAAACGGATGAGACCCTCACCTTTTCGTTTTCCAGTGAACAGCCAGTAGATCGCTGGTTTGGCCGCGAGATCCTAGTGCACGAGGAAGGCACCATGGACCTCTCGCGCCTGAACGACGGCGCACCATGGCTCTGGGGGCATGACCCTAACAAGGTCCTGGGAGTCGTTGAAAAGGCCTGGCTCGGCGACGATCGCCGGCTCTACAGCACGGTGCGGTGGTCGCCCAACACCACTGAGCGCGGAACTGAGGAGTTCCGTCGCCGCGTCGATATTGAAGCCGGCATTACGAAAAACGTCTCGTTCGCCTACAGCATTGACGACATCGAAGAGCGCAGCGGCGACTTTTACGTGACTAGCTGGAAGGCCCTGGAAGTCTCCAGCGTCAGCGTCCCCGCCGATCAGACCGTAGGCCTGGGCCGCGCCATGGATGAGCCGGCGGCTGAGCCTGAGCCTGCTGCTGAGCCCACCCCGGAGCCCTCCGCACCGGCAGAGCCGACCGTGACGGCTCACGATGAGGCAATCAAGGCAGCCGTTAGTCAGGCCCTCCATAGCCTGACAGCACAGACCGCCGAGCGGACTGACACCCCTGTTCAGACTCTCATGACCACTGAAACGATCAACGTGGAGGAGGTGGCGCAATCCGCTCGCATTGCTGAGCGTGAGCGCGTCGCGTCCATCAAATCAATGTGCGACCAGTTCCAGCTTTCCGAGCTGGCCGAGAAACTCATCAATGACGACGCTTCCATCGACGCCGCCCGTGCGGTGGTGATGGAACAGATCGGCATGCGCAAGGTTTCCTTTGAGGGCCGCGTGCACGATGCCGGCGGCGCTGAGCTTGGCCTGAGCAAGCGTGAAGTGAAGCGCTACAGCTTCCTGCGCGTCGCTCAGTATTTGGCCGACCCCAACCCCCGTACCGCTGAGGCCGCCGGCTTTGAGCTGGAGGTGGCCCGTGCCGCCCAGGCCAAGCACAGCCGCTCTGCCAACGGCGTGCTGATCCCCTGGGAAGTGCTGGGCTCCAGCCGCGCTGCTGAGACCCCCGGCCAGGTGGTCGGCACCTTCGGCGATGGCGGCGCACTGGTCGGCACCGATCGGCTCGATGCGCAGTTCATTGACCTGATCCGCACCCGCAGCGCCTTCCTGAACAGCGGCCTCACCATGCTCTCCGGCCTGGAGGGCAACGTTGAGATTCCCAAGAAGCTCAGCTCCAGCCAGTATTACTTTGTCGGCGAGAATGCTGGGGTTGCCAACAGCAAGCTCACCTTCGGCCTGGTGAACATGATCCCCCGGACCATCGGCGTTCGCGTGCCGATCAGCCGCCGGATGATGATCCAGAGCTCCCCTGACGTGGAGAACCTGGTACGGATCGACATGGCCGAGTCTGTCGCTTTGGGCATGGATTACACCATCGGTTATGGCACCGGCTCCAACGGTCAGCCGCTGGGCATCATCAACACCACCGGCATCGGCAGCGTGACCTTGGGCGGCGGCACTGCCAAGGCATTCCCTGTGAGCCTCGGCGGCGACGGCTCCACCACTCACAACTGCGGCGACTGGGCCGACTACGTGGACCTGGAAACCGAACTGGCGATCGACAATCTTGACGCCGGCTCAATGCGCTACATCGGCAACAGCGTGGTGCGCGGCGCCCTGAAGCAGACCCTGAGGGCATCCTCGGCTGGTTCTGACTACATCATGACCGATGCCGGCACTGTGAACGGCTACCAGTTCACCGTGTCCAACCAGATGCAGCTGAACGATGTTCTGTTCGGCAACTTTGCCGATTGCGTGGTGGGCATGTGGAGCGGCCTGGATGTGGTGGTTGACCCCTACACCCAGAGCGCCAGCGGCCAGGTAATCCTGACCGTGCATCAGGACTTCGACGTGGCGGTTCGCCGCCCGCAGTCCTTCGCTCTGGGCACCTGATTATGAGGCTGCAGATTCTCTCGAACTGCAGAGCAGACGGTCGCCACCTCGCTATGGGTGAGGTGGCTGACCTTCCTCAAGGCCCAGCCAACGAGCTGCTGGCGCTGGGCATGGCGTCAATTGCGCCAGAGCCCGAACTTGAGCCCGCCCCGGCCTGTCCACCCAAGCCGCGGCGCTCTGCAAAGACTTCCACCCCTGACCCCACCCCCACCCCGGAGGATTGATCCATGGCCATTGAACTCAGAAACCTGGAGCAACTCCAGACCTTCAACATCCGCACTCCCGCGACCCTCAGCTCCAACAGCGACACCACCGGCGTCGATCTGTCGGGCATCGATGGTGACGCCCTGTTCATCCTGAGCGCCGGCACCAGTTCGACGGGAACCATCAACGCCAAGCTGCAGCACTCGCTGACCGTCGGCGGCACTTATGAAGACGTGCCCAACGGCGCGTTCGCTCAGCTGACCGCTACTGCCAGCACCCAGAAAGTGGCGGTTGCCCGCGAGGAACTGCGCCCCTTCCTGCGCATCAACTTCTCCGGCCTGGCATCCTCCTACTCGGCTGCCGTGAGCTGTGTGGCAGTCGGCGGCGCCCGTTACGCGGTCTGACCATGATCCAGGAAATCCCCGATGATTTCCTGCTGGCTGACTTCGGCTCCAGCGTCACTGCTGGGGCCGTTGTTGGTTTGGGGTTTATGGACCGCGCTAGCCAGATCATTATGAATGACAACGTGGTGACGGTGGACTATGCGCTGACTGCCAGGACTGATCAGTTCGGCGGTTTGCAGTATGGCGACCAGGTGCAGCACGAAGGGCAGACATACAGGCTGCAGCATGAGCCGCTACGGCTAGCTGATGGCCGGTTCTGCGTGATGGTGCTGGAGATGGTGGAGGCAGCTGTCACGTACCTCACCACGCTGAGCGGCCTGCGGATCACGACCCTGAATAACAAGCAACTCCGCATTCTGTAGGCATGGCTGAAACCACGATCACAGGCCTGCCGAACGCCACGACCCCGCTCGATGGAACCGAGCGGGTGCCGATGGATCAGAACGGCGCCACGGTGGACGCCAGCACCCAGGCGATCGCGAATCTGGCGGCTGGCGCGATCAGCAGTGCTGTGGCTGCCCACGTAGCAGCTGCAGACCCGCATCCTGGCTACCTGACCGCCGCCGAGGGTGACGCGGCCTATGTGGGGTTGAGCGACGCCCGGCTGAGCGACGCCCGCGAATGGACCGCTGCCACAATCGAGCAGGCTGAGGCCGAGACCGGCACCGCGACGACCCGACGGGCGTTTACCGCGCAACGGGTGCGGCAGGCCATCGCGGCATGGTGGACCAGCGCCAGCAGCGTGGCAGGCCGCGCCATGGTGGAGGCCCTTGACGCGGCCGCACAGCGCACGCTGCTGGGCCTGGGCACGGCTGACAGCCCATCATTCACCGGCCTGACGATCACCGGCACGGCGCCGGTCGTCATCCCCCACATCCACGGCAGCATCGCCGGCAATTTTTACGTTCACGTCAAAAACACCAGCGGCGGCCCGCTAGCAGCGGGCACGGCGGTCTATGCGACCGGCAGCGTGGGCGACACCGATCGGATCACAGTGGCGGCCTGCGACCCGACCGATCCGCTCAAAATGCCGGCGATCGCCGTGCTGGAGACCACCCTTGCCAACAACGACCCCGGCGATGCCGTGATCTTGGGCGAGCTGAGGCCGTTCAATTCCAATAGCTATCAGCTGGGCGATCAGCTCTATGTCGGCGCTGGTGGCGCCATGGTGGCGACGATCCCGGCATCTGGCGAGGTGCAGCAGGTCGGCAGCGTAGTGAGGGTGAACGTCAACACCGGGACCATCCTGGTGAACACCGGCGCGGCGATGGCCCGGGTGGGATTCACGGGGGCCTATGGCGATCTAAGCGGGCGCCCTGCCATTCCCTCCCCCGCCGACGCCGCCCCGCAGCCGCTGGCGGCCACTGCAGCCATCGGCAGCAGCGCAGACTACGCCAGGGAGGATCACGCCCACCAGCGCGATTCCGATGTAATCGTGATTCCTGTTGGCGACGAGACCACCGCGCTCACCACCGGCACCAACCGGGTGAGATTCAGGATGCCGTTTGCTGCCACGCTGCTGGCGGTGCGGGCCAATGTGAACACAGCGCCGACCGGCAGCACGCTGATCGTGGACGTGAACGAGGCAGGCGCCAGCGTGCTGGGCACGAAACTCAGCATCGACGCCAGCGAGTTCAGTAGCACCACAGCAGCTAGCGCCGCGACGATCACCGATTCCAGCCTGGCGGACGACGCCGAGATCAGCATCGATATTGACCAGATCGGTTCAACGGTGGCCGGTGCGGGCCTGAAGGTCTCGCTGTTCGTGCGGAGGGCATGATGGCCAACCTGGTGATCTGGAACAGCCAGACCAACGAGATCCGCGATTACCCACGCGGCGACGATGAGCCGGTCGTGGGGCTGGAGCAGCCGCCGCTTTTCGCGCTGCAGGTGGTGCGGGAGCCTCAGCCTGAGTACGACCCTGCCACGCAGCGCCTGTCAGAAACTCGCGCTGTGAACCCTGAGGCGCTGACCTGGATCTGGGGCTGGGACGTTCAGGATCTGCCGCCGCCGCCCCCGCCGGAGCCGAACTATCGGTCGTTCTATGACGCCCTGCTGGCCAGCCAGGTGTATGGCGCCGTGGTGGCCACGCCGGGGAAAAGTGGCGATCAGGCCGCCGCGATGACGGTGTTTCTCGGCGCGATCCAGGACTCCCTCAGTGGCCGCGAAAACCGCCCTGCACTGCAGCAGGCAGTCTGGCTGCTGCTGGGCCAGCTCCAGTTGAGCGCCGAGGGGCTGGCTGAGCTGCTGGCGCTGATGGATGAGCACCGCCTGTCGGGCGTTTACTCGCTGTCGCCGGGGGTGAGCTGATGGCGATTATCTGGGTTGGAACGGGGAGGTTTAGCGCCTACATCGGCCCTGTTCAGGATTACATCGACCGGGTGGTGGCTGCTGATGTAGCAGCGGGCAACACGCTGGGCCTAGAGGTTGGCGTGCGTGACGCCTACGACGTGTTCATCCGCGACTCAATCAACGTCGGCGACCTGGGCACCAGCGGCGGCGTGCTGAGCCAAGCCAACAGCATCATCAAGGCCGCGCCGATCATGGCCGGCGCCCGCACGCTGGCCGGTGCGCTGACGCCGTTGGTGGGGACGGCGCCGACACGGTTTGGCACGGCTGGCGGGTGGAATTACAACCGAAAGACGGGGTTACAGGCGAATGGGACCAATAACTATTTAGATAGCAATAGGAGTAATAGCGCTGACCCACAAAATAGCAA